GTAATCAAGGACAAGGCGTGACCGGTCAAGGTACGTTTGGAGAATTAAAACCAGGGCAAGTAGATTTAACAAATATTACATCAAAGAGCGGTGCTTCTGCAAGTGTTGATAAAAAATTCCAAAGACAATTTCAAGGTTTAATCGATGAACTTGAACAATCAGGATATAAAATTTCTAGAATTGACGGATACAATAATCGTAAGATAGCTGGTAGTAACCAGTGGAGTAGTCACGCTTACGGTGCTGCTATTGACATAAATCCATTACAAAACATGCCCGGACAAGCAGGAGATTTACCTTTCAATGCTGGTCAAATCGCATCAAAATATGGACTAGGATGGGGAGCAACATTTAGAAGCAATCCAGACCCTATGCACTTTAGTGCAACAGCCAGAGAAGGCGGAAGTTTTCAAGCACGTTATGGGGCAATGTTAGAAGGTCCAATGTCTGGATATAATCCTAACATAACTTTTCATGGTAATGAAATTATAAGTCCTGCTCCTAGAGACAGCATATTACAAAAATACTTTACCGAAACAGCAACCGAAGGCAATAGGCCATTAGCCCAGGCAGATATTGAAGGTTTAATGAATACGCAAAATAACACATTTAGAGAATTAATAAGAATACAAAATGAACAATATAATAAACAACAGACTGTGGTCGACAAATTGCAAACTATAGCAGAAACATTGCAAAGTAGTCAAAGTACACAAAGTGAGATTTTGAGATATACTAGGTCTTAATCATAAATATTCTTACTCATAGAATTAAACCATGCCCTATAAAAGAAAATTTTTAAACAAATCTGGTTTTAGTAGTCCTATCTCAGGTGCTAATAGCAATGCCGGAGCTTGGAACGGAATGACCGGCAATCAATCAGATAGCTGGAATAACACAGATTTTGGGTATAAAAATTACATGAGTAGACTTCCAGAAGTTTACACAGGACACCCAAACAGAATTGAACGATATAATCAATATGAGATGATGGATGTTGACGCTGAAATCAATGCTTGCTTAGATATTATTGCAGAATTCAGCACACAAAAAAATCAACATAATAAAACTCCATTTCAATTTGAATTTAAAGATGACCCGACTACACACGAAGTAAAAATCTTAACTACACAGTTACAGCAATGGTGTAAATTAAACGAATTCGATCAAAGAGTTTTTAAGATATTTCGTAACGTAATAAAGTACGGAGATCAAGTATTTGTACGCGACCCAGAAAACTTTAAGTTATATTGGGTCGATATGGTTAAAGTTATCAAAGTTATTGTTAACGAAAGTGAAGGTAAACTTCCAGAACAATATGTAATTAAAGATTTAAACATCAATCTACAGAATTTGTCAGTAGCACAGAAAACAAATACTGACTTTGCTGCTAATCCTGCGACAGGTCTAGGTGGCACTGGTGGCGGAACTAATACACCATACACTGTTCCAGCAATGCCATATAATACATCTGGTAGCCGTTTTACATTAGGTCAAAGCGAAATGGCTATCGATGCGAAACATATAGTTCATCTTAGCTTGACAGAAGGTCTTGATAGATTTTGGCCATTTGGACAAAGTATATTAGAAAACATTTTCAAAGTTTATAAGCAAAAAGAACTGCTTGAAGATGCTGTTCTAATCTATCGTGTTCAACGTGCACCAGAACGTAGATTGTTTAAAATTGACGTTGGTAACATGCCAAGTCACATGGCTATGGCATTCGTAGAACGTATTAAAAACGAAATACACCAGCGCAGAATTCCAAGCTTGTATGGTGGTCAATCAATCGTAGATGCGACATATAATCCACTGTCAATGAACGAAGATTACTTCTTCCCAGTCACTGCAGACGGTCGCGGATCAAGTGTAGAAGTTATGCCAGGCGGTCAGAATCTAGGAGAGATTGACGACCTACGTTACTTCAACAATAGATTGGCACGTGGTTTGCGCGTACCAAGTAGTTATTTACCAACAGGACCAGATGACAGTGATAGAATATTAAATGACGGTAAAGTTGGCACTGCATTAATACAAGAATATCGTTTTAATCAGTATTGTGAAAGATTACAAAATTATATCGCACTTAAATTAGATGAAGAATTTAAATTGTTCTTACGTTGGAGAGGATTTAATATAGATCCCGGACTGTTCTCACTTGCTTTCAATGCACCTCAAAATTTTGCAAGTTATCGTCAAAGTGAGTTAGACACAGCTAGAGTGAATACATTTACAGCAGTAGAAGCTTTTCCTTACTTGAGTAAAAGATTTTTATTAGAACGCTTCTTAGGCTTAACTGAAGAAGAAATCGCTAAGAATGAAAAATTATGGCGTGAAGAAAATGATAAAGATGAAGTCGAACCTCCAACAGGGAAAGATTTACGCAGCGTAGGCGTAAGTGTCAGCGATATTGAGAGTGATGAAAAAACTGGGGAAGAGATGGAAGCACCTCCTGAAGAGGGTATAGAGGCTCCAGAAGTAGCAGGACCAGTATCAGCCGCTCCCCCGGGCTCAACCCCTGCTGCAGGGGCAGCCGCACCCGCTTCTCCTGGCGGAGTAGCATAAATAATAATATGAAACTTTTTGAAATGTTTGACCCGCCTGTAGCCGGATATCAGGATGTATCTGCTGATAATAGCCGTCCTACCAAAAAAACAAACAGAAAAACTAAACTTACATTAAGTCAAATACGTAAATTACGTAGAATGATTGATGTAAGAAATTACGAAAGAAAAGAGCATTTAGGTAAAGTTCGTGAACAATATGGCGTCAAAGCCCAAGCACAAGCTGCTCAACTCTAAAAAAACCACAAAAACGTAAAAAAATAGCACTTATTGAGTACTTTTTTTGACTACTCACTAAATATCTCTACAAAGCCATTTTTAACCAGGAGAAAATCAAATGGAAAATAAGAAATTTGAGGAACTCATTGACCTTATAATCAATGAAAACGAAGATAAAGCCCGCGAGTTATTTCATGATATCGTAGTTGAAAAGTCACGCGAAATTTATGAAAATATCATGGCTGAAGAAATGGGTATGGAAGAAGGCATGGTCGGTCAAACTGGCCGTCTTTTAGATGAATTACAAGCTGACGTTGCAAGCGAAGAGGCTGGCGGCGTAGAAGAAGCTGAAGAAGTTGATGTAGATTTTGATGATGAAGCTGAAGAAGCCGGTGATGATCTAACCCACGACTTAGAAGACGAGCATGATGCAGAAGAAGGTTCAGAAGACCTAGAAGATCGCATCGTTGATGTAGAAGACAAGCTTGATGAATTGATGAAAGAATTCGAAGCTTTAATGGGCGGTAATGATGAAGAAGCCGGCGATGATATGGGCGATGATATGGGCGATGATGAAGAAGAAATGATGGCAGAAGCTGGACACGAAGGTGATAGTGACGATGCCGTTGAAGAAGATATCATTGCTGAAGGTACTACTCTAACAAAAGTAAAGGTACCAGCAGGCGGAGATGACGGCGCAAACAAGAACAGTGTTGTAGCAGCTAACGCAGGTGCTAAGGGAATGGACAGCAAGCCTGTAAAATTCTCTGGTCATAACGAAGCTGTACCAACTGGTCCAAAGGGTCCTAGCAATGCATATGCTAAGGGCGAAAAGGATGTACCAGGCGCAGGTTCATTTAAGAACGTCCCAGGCGGCTCAAAGGCAAAATTAGAAAATGCCCCAAAGCCAAAGCATGGTGACGACGGTGCTAACAAAGTTAGCCCAGTGGCAAAGAAGTAATTAAGTAGTAACTTGGAGACAAATGGCTTTGTATCTTAAGGAACACTTAACATTCGATAGAGCAAGCATGGTCTTGGAGTCCGTCTCAGAACAGGACACAGGACTGAAGACCCTCTACATGAAGGGTATCTTCATTCAGGGCGGGGTAAAGAACGCAAACGAGCGTGTTTACCCTGTTTCTGAAATCGAAACTGCTGTTGATACATTAAACAAGCAGATACAAGAAGGCTATTCAGTATTGGGTGAAGTAGATCACCCAGATGATTTAAAGATTAACCTAGATCGTGTAAGCCATATGATCACAAGCATGTGGATGGATGGCGCAAACGGTTTCGGCAAACTAAAGATTTTACCAACTCCAATGGGTCAATTAGTAAGAACAATGTTGGAGAGTGGTGTTAAACTTGGCGTATCAAGTCGCGGTAGCGGTAACGTGAGTGATCTTGATGGCCGTGTAAGTGATTTTGAAATAATCACTGTTGATATAGTCGCCCAGCCTAGTGCACCTAACGCATATCCTAAAGCAATATACGAAAGCCTCATGAATATGAAGCATGGTCATAAAGTTTTAGATATCGCTAGAGAAGCTAGGGGCGATAAGAAGGTACAAAATTACTTGGCTGAGGAAGTAAAACGCCTCATCAAGGAATTGAAAATAAAATAATAGGGGAACGCAGCATGTTAGATGCTATCAAACCATTACTTGACAGTGGTCTCATAAACGAAGACGTTTCCAAGACTTTAAATGAGGCTTGGGAAGCAAAGTTGAATGAAGCCAAAGAACAAGTACGTGCAGAACTCCGTGAAGAGTATGCACAAAAGTATGAGCATGACAGAAGCGTGATGGTTGAAGCCCTTGACAAGATGTTGACTGAAAGCTTAACTCAAGAAATTTCAGAATTTCATGAGGAAAAGAAAGCAATCAACGAAGACCGTGTTAAAGCAAGAATTAAAATGCAAGAAAACGCAGTCAAGTTCAATAATTTTATGGTTACAAAACTAGCCGAAGAAATTAAAGAACTACGTAATGATCGCAAGGTACAGTTGGAAAATCAACAAAAGCTAGAAAACTTTGTAGTACACGCTTTAGCGCGTGAGATTAAAGAGTTCTCACAAGATAAAAAGGCTGTTGTTGAAGCCCGTGTACAGTTGGTAGCAGAAGGACGTAAACAACTTGAAGCACTTAAATCTAAGTTTATTAGTGAAAGTGCCAAGAAAGTTGGTGCTGCCGTAGCTACACATCTTAAGGGTGAGCTATCACAACTCAAAGAAGATATAAAGGTAGCTAGAGAAAATAACTTTGGTCGTAAGTTGTTCGAAGCCTATGCTAGCGAATATTCTGTAACTTATCTAAACGATAAGGCAGAAACTCGCAAGATTAAGGCAGAACTTGAAGCCAAAGCAAAAGCACTAGCAGAAGCTACAGCAAAGGCTGAAGAAGCCAATAAGCTTGTAGAAAGTAAGGATCGTGAGGTTCGCATTATCAAGGAGTCAACTCAGCGTGAAAAGGAAATGGAAAAACTTCTAGCTCCTTTAAACAAAGAGAAGGCACAAGTAATGAGAAGCTTACTAGAAAGCATTCAGACACCAAAACTGAAAACTGCTTTCGACAAATATTTACCAGCGGTTCTTAATACTGGAAATGAGAAAGCAGGCGCTAAAACTGCACTCACAGAAAGTGTTGTAAAAGAAGTAACTGGTGATAAAGAAACTGCCAAAAAAGAAGTTGAAATTGATATAGTTGAAAAAGACAACGTTATTGATATCAAGCGTCTGGCAGGGCTTTAATTTTAGACATAAATTAGGAGATAATACAAATGTCAAAAGTACTCTTAGAAAGCCGTTGGGACGAGACCAAGGAAGCCCTACTAGAAGGCTTAAAAGGAACTCGCCGTTCAACGATGGGTGTTGTTTTAGAAAACACTCGCAAACAGTTACTTGCTGAAAGCACAGCAGGCACTACAACTGCTGGTAATATCGCAACATTAAATCGCGTAATTCTACCAGTAATTCGTCGTGTGATGCCAACTGTCATCGCTAACGAACTAGTCGGCGTACAGCCAATGACTGGTCCAGTTGGTCAAATCCACACATTACGTGTACGTTATGCTCAGTCATTGACTGACACATCAGCAGCCGCAACAAGCGTAACTGCTGGCGAAGAAGCATTGAGCCCATTCAAAATTGCTCAGGCATATTCACGTTCACCACAAAATGCAACAACATCAGCATACTATACTGGTAATGATACTGCTGCATTAGAAGGTAATGGTGGTAAGTTAATCAGCGTACAAATCTTACGTCAAGCTGTTGAAGCAAAGTCACGTAAGCTACAAGCTCGCTGGACATTCGAGGCTGCACAAGATGCGCAGTCACAGCATGGTATCGACGTAGAAGCAGAAATTATGGCTGCTCTAGCACAAGAAATCACTGCTGAAATCGATCAGGAAATTCTATTGTCACTAGCAACTCTAGCTGCAACAGAATTCACATACAACCAAGCAACAGTATCAGGTACTGCTACATACGTTGGTGACGAACATGCTGCTCTAGCTGTTCTAATCAATCGTGTTGCAAACTTGATTGCACAGCGCACACGTCGCGGTGCAGGTAACTGGGCAGTTGTATCACCAGCATCACTAACTGTTCTACAGTCAGCAACAACTTCAGCATTCGCAAGAACAACTGAAGGCACATTCGAAGCTCCAACAAACACTAAGTTCGTTGGTACATTGAACGGTGCAATGCGTGTATTCGTCAACTCATATGCTCCAGATACTCAACCAGTATTGGTTGGTTATAAGGGTTCAAGTGAGACAGACGCAGCAGCATTCTACTGCCCATACATCCCATTGATGTCAAGCGGCGTTGTTCTAGATCCATCAACATTCGAACCAGTCGTGTCATTCATGACACGTTATGGCTATATCGAATTAACTAACACTGCAAGCAGCTTCGGCAACGCAGCAGACTACGTTGGTGAGATCG